GTGCCTATTGGAACCGTTCAGGTTCTCACTTCCGCATCTCCGCCAAAGGGTTGGCTGCTATGCGATGGGACGGCCTACAGCCAGCTCACCTATTCGGCCCTATTTGCCGTGATCGGAACGACATTTGGGGGTTCAGGAATAAACTTCAACGTCCCCACCATTGCCAACCTGAACAGCAACAGCCGTCTCCGCTACTGCATCAAGGCGCTGAGGTACGACCCGTGAACGAGGAGATCCTGCTGGCTCTGGGCCGCCTAGAGGGCAAGGTGGACGCGATGATGTCATCGCTCAGGATCCAAGAGCAGGAGCTGAAGACACTGGAAAAGCGCATCCGTGAGCTGGAACAGAGCAGGGCTTGGATGCTGGGCGCGGCGGGCGTCATAGCGGCAATCTCCGGATTCATCGTCAAACTCATTCCCTGAAGGTCGCACATGATCGCATACACCCTTGCAACCAACGTCACTGCCATTGGGAACGGCCCCACTGTTGCCATCGAGACGAAGAACACGGAAGTCCGCAACGTGAACAACACGGGGCTTCTCCACGTCTACCAGACGGCCTCTGGAATTCCGGGAGCAACGCTCACTCAGTTGGCGTTCCGCCTTGAAGGCAGCATCGATGGGACGAACTGGGCTCCCATTGTTCCCGTGACAATCATTACCGCAACGGGAGGAGTGGCCACTACGGTAACGACCAACGGAGGAATCTTCCGCACCGTGGCGCTTGCACCCTATATGCGCTTTGTCTGCACCACCGCACCCGGAGCCACCGCAGGAGTCACTGTGGGTGGAGCCAACCTCTGCTTCTGAGGAAACCATGCAGACAAAACTACTGATTCCTCGATTCAATGACATCAATGTCGTTAGCGCAGCCACAGCTGCACTTGCTCCTGAGACCGGAGACACGCTGTCTTGGAACTCCGATCTCAACAACGTGAACAACTCAGGGCTGTTGTTCGTGGCCCAGCTTGCCCAAGGGAATGTGGCCGCGGCGTGTGAAATCTTGGGAAGCATCGACGGGGTGAACTACTCACCGTTGATTACTGGCATTTCCTTCACCAACGGTGGAAATGGCCAACAGCAGACGCTGGCATACTCCGTCACTTTCCCTCCCTACATCAAGCTCAGGCTGACCGCTAGGGCTCACAACAGCGATCCATTGCGTTCCGGTGTCGCCGTGTGGATCACCTACTAAAGGGGAAAGTCCATGAATTTCATCAAGTTCACGGTCAGCGCAGCAGAGCCCAACTGGCCAGCACTTCTCAAGACTGATGTGAAGAACAACGGAACGATTGACCCAGAGGTCTCTGTTCCATCCGGTGACTTCACTCCCGACTCGGTCGTGTTCACCCCCACGGACATGAGCTATGAAGATGGGAATGCAATCCAGAGCAACACGTCACACCCCGGCATCACGGGAACGGATCAACCGATTGATGTCCGTCTGGTCCTGACCTCGGGCAGCGGCGGCACGGTCTACTACCGAACGACCTCTTCCCGTCTCGAGCCCAACGACTACCAAGCGAACCCCGGCTCTTGGACCGTGCTGAACTTCACGCTGAACCAGAGCGCGACCATCACGGTCAACCCCGGCTTCAAGATCGGATTCGCCGTCGATGTCATTGCCGCTGGCGTGACCAACACCTACCAGTTGCGCAACCTCTCGGACGCCAACACCCTGTTGACCACGTTCACGGCCACCCGGGTCGCCCTCTCCTTCAACTACGGGACGTTCGCGAACCCCACGGGAACCAACCGCGACTACATCTACGCCTTCAACGAAGACTTCAACGTCATCCTATAAGGACACATCATGCCTCTTCAGATTCGACGCGGCCTAGCTGCTGATCTCTCGTCGGTAACTCCCGCCGAAGGTGAGCCGCTCTACACCACCGACACCAAGCAGCTGCGCTTCGGTGACGGGACCACGGTCGGTGGCGTTGCGCACACTCATGCCATTGCGGATGTCGCCAACCTTCAGACCACATTGAATGGAAAGGCTGCTTCCTCCCACACCCACGCGGCAACGGACATCACCTCGGGGATCGTGAGCACCGCCCGACTGGGAACGGGAACGGCAACCAGTGCCAACTTCCTGCGCGGCGATGGAACATGGGCCATCCCGAGCGGAGTCACAGACGGTGACAAGGGAGACATCACGGTAGGCGTCAATGGAACATCATGGCTGATCGATAACAACGCGGTCACGACCAACAAGATCGGCGCGACAGGCACACCCAACAACACCACCTTCCTTCGGGGAGACGGGGTATGGGCCGTNCCNGCTGGCGGTGGTGGCGGNGGATCCGATGGCACGGTCCCGCTGATCACTCAGGCTTACGCAGTCACCGAAGGCTACGGCCTCGGATCCTTCAATTCCTATACGCTTGGAAACGGGTTTGTTCGCCCGGTGNTNAATCAGACCTATGGGGCATTCNTTGATCGAGCTGGTGCTTATGAAGTAGGCATAACCAGCTGCAACGTCGGAGCCACAGGAATTGTTTCCAACAACACGGCTTCCATTGGCGGTTTCAGTGTTTCTGGTGGAACTATTTTCAGGTGCTCTGCATCTCAGGCACTGGCAAGCAACACCATCACCGCTGTTGTCCGTGTTCCCTCGATCCCGTCAGGAACGGCGCTTTTCGAGGCAGGAGTCTGCTTCACAGACGCGGTGGACTTCTTCTCCAATACCTTCGGGTTTGGATCAATGGGCATTGTTGTGTACATGAGCAATGCCAACGCGAACTGGACGGTGCGCTATACCGGAGGAGATCCAGACACCTCCAACCTCATCACCGCAGAGTTCAGCACGGGCGTCGCTAAGAATACGGCGTGGCGCAAGATCGAGCTGATCACCAGCTACTCAACAAGCACCTTTGTCACGACTTACACCATCAAGATCGACGGAGCTACGGTGCACACGATCACGAACGTCACGCTGAACATTGGATACGCAATCGAAATGAATATGTCCATGTTCCTTGCACCTCATGTCTGCGTTCGCTCCGGAGCAAACTCTGGAAACGGAGGGACTGTGCAAGTTGACCATCTGAGCATCCTTTCGGAGGTGACGCGATGAGTTGGTACGCCTACATCAACACCACGACGAACCTCGTACTCGGCATCAAGGAACATGATGTCCCTCCGACTCCGGCTCCGCACAAGATCGAGCTTCAGGAAGGCGAGGAGCTCGACCGAGGCTGGACCTACGTTCCCAACGGAACTCCGCGCTTCAATCCTCCCGTCGCTCCCCGTTCGTGGACTGCGTACCAGTTCCTGCTGCGGTTCACCGAGGCAGAGCTCACGGGCATCCGTGCCGCCTCGGTCAACGATCCAGTGACGTGGCGGTTCCTCACGCTGGCCACCGCCGCACAGGAGGTCAACTCCGACGATCCCACCACGGTGGGCGGAATGGACTACCTCGTGGCGCAGAACCTCCTGACGGCCCAGCGCAAGGCCGAGATNCTCGGTGCATGATGGACGAGATCCTGAAGCTTCTGCATGAGGGCGTTGGCCGAGCCTTGCTGGAGAGAATCCAGTCTGGTGAGGCCAACGCCGCAGACCTGAACGTGGCCCGCCAGTTCCTGAAGGACAACGGCATCGACGCCTCCATCAGGGCCAGCGAACCGCTGCTCAACCTCGCCAAGGTCATGCCCTTTGATCCCGATGAGGAGGAAGCTGCATGAGCGAGGCTCAGGACAAGCTCAAGGACTTCCGCAACTTCGTGTGCCTTGCGTGGGANCACCTTGGGCTTCCTGAGCCGACCCCCGTGCAGCTGGACATAGCCAAATACCTCCAAAAGGGTCCTAGGCGTCGAGTCATCCAAGCGTTCCGTGGGGTAGGCAAGAGCTGGCTGACCAGCGCCTATGTGGTCTGGAGACTGCTGCACGACCCCTCCCTGAACGTTCTGGTGGTCTCCGCATCGAAGCAGAGAGCAGATGACTTCAGCACCTTCACGCTGAGACTCATCAACGAGATCCCGTTCTGCCAGCACCTCAAGCCGAGGGACCACCAGAGGAACAGCAAGATCGCATTCGATGTCGGTCCTGCTCCAGCCAGTCAGGCCCCCAGCGTGGTCTCGAAGGGCATCACCAGCCAGATCACGGGTAGCCGTGGCGACCTGATCATCGCGGACGATGTCGAGTCCCTGAACAACTCAGCCACGGCTGTGATGAGGGACAAGCTGCTGGCAAGCACGGCTGAGTTCGAGGCAGTCCTGAANCCNGGTGGAGANGTCATCTACCTAGGGACTCCACAGACCGAGCAGAGCATCTACCACGGGCTGGCAGAGAAGGGGTACATCACCCGTGTCTGGCCCGCCAGATACCCCGAGGAGCGCCTCAGGACGGCCTTTGGGGACAAGCTGGCCCCGATGCTCAAGGACGGCANGGCGAACAAGCCGACCGANCCAAAGCGGTTCACCGAGCTGGATCTGATGGAGCGTGAGGCGTCCTATGGCAGGACTGGCTTCGCTCTCCAGTTCATGCTGGACTCGACCCTGAGCGATCAGGATCGGTATCCGCTCAAGATCAACGACTTGATCGTGTTTGGATTGAACCCCGAGAATGCGCCTGAGAAGCCCATCTGGGCGATGAATCCAAACAACATCGTCAAGGACCTGCCCTGCGTGGGGTTCAACGGGGATCGCTTCTACTCTCCGATGGAGATCCAAGGCAAGTGGATTCCGTATGAGGGNGGCATCATGGCCATCGATCCTGCGGGCCGTGGAGGCGACGAGACCTCCTACTGCGTGGTCAAGATGCTGAACGGCTTCCTGTATGTGACCGCCTGTGGAGGCATGGCAGGGGGCTACGGCGAGGATGTGATGAAGAAGCTGACCTCCATTGCCAAGACCAACAAGGTAAACCTGATCCTCGTGGAGTCGAACTTCGGAGACGGTATGTTCACCGAGCTCCTGAAGCCGTACCTGATGCGGGAGTATCCCTGCACGACCGAGGAAGTACGACACAACATCCAGAAGGAACGCCGCATCATCGACACACTGGAACCAGTCATGTGTCAGCACAGGCTGGTCTTGGATGTCGGAGTCATCAAGAACGATTACGAATCCACCAAAGCATATGCCAGCGAGAAGGCTCTCCAGTTTTCGCTTATCTGGCAGCTCAGTCGCATCAGCAGGGCCAAGGGATCACTGCATCANGATGACCGTCTGGACGCCCTGAGCATGGCCGTTGGCTTCTGGGTGGACAAGATGGCTCAGGATGCAGACAGGAAGATGGCCATCCACAAGGACCGGATGATGGACGAGGAGCTGGAGCGGTTTATGGAACACGCCATTGGACGTAGGCCACAGGGGGAGACATGGATGTAGACGATCTCGAAATCCTTGCTGCATCTGTGGTTCTGCTCTACGAGGACCATCTCCGAAGTCAGGGAGCCATTCACACGGCCACCGAGCTGGCCAGAGGGATGAGAATGCTGCGGGAGACGGTCTCCCCTGAAGTCATGGAGATGTGCAAGGAGTTCAAATGCCAAGCCCATGCGAAGGCAAAAAGCTGAATGTCCCTTGGAAGACACCCGGTGGTCCCAAGAAGTCAGCTGTCTGCGTCAAGGACGGGGACAAGACCAAGATCGTCCGCTTCGGTGATCCCAACATGAAGATCAAGAAGCACATCCCCGGTCGGCGCAAGAACTTCCGTGCTCGTCACAACTGCGACAACCCCGGACCAAAGACCAAGGCACGGTACTGGTCCTGCAAGGCTTGGTGACCTATGCCCCGCAAAGAACCCCGAGACTACAAGAAGGAATACCGTGAGTACCACGGTCGCCCTGAGCAGATCAAGAACAGGACCAGCCGCAACAGGGCTAGAGCGCTGATGATCAAGAAGGGCAGGGTCCGCAAGGGAGACGGCAAGGAAGTAGACCATCAGGACGGCAACCCCCGGAACAACCACCACAAGAACCTGAAGGTGATGTCTCGTACTGCAAACAGGAAGAAGGGCGACCGCTAATGCAGCTCCTGTTCAACACCTATAGGATTCCTGTAGTAGTCACAGAGATGCCTGAAGGTGAGTTTGGTCAGTTCTTCTTCTACCCTTATCCAGAAATACAGGTCAGTAAGAAACTCAACCAAGAGATTCTGACCAGTACAATCCTCCATGAGGTCCTAGAGATGATCTCGGACATCTATGGTCTGAACCTTGAGGAGTCTCAGGTCAGGACTCTGGAGGTCTCCCTCATGGCTGTCTTCGCCCAGAACCCTTGGTTCTTGGAGCGTCTCCGCAAAGGGCCGGAGAATCGCTTTACAGACCTTCGAGACTGGCCCCCTAGNCAGACCCTGCCCGACNNTCCGGAAGCCTTGTAGGCCATCCTAGGCCGCTTAGAAAGGAAACCATGAAGAAGAAGACCCACGGTATGCGCTCGGAACTCAAGATCCACGGCAAGAAGCACGAGAAGAAGGAGTCTGCGAAGTTCGAGAAGAAGGAAAAGAAGATGAAGGGGTACAAGGAGAAGTACTGAGCTTCGGAATGTTTGGGGAAAAAATCTGAGAGGGTTTGATAATACAACCAGCCGCCGAGTCCCCCCCGCGGGGGCTTCTTGTCAACCAAATGCGCCGCGGTTCACGGACAGTTCCGCGGTTATCGGACGTTGTCCAGTGGTGCGCGTTATCGGACCTGCGGTGAGCCCGAGGTTATTCGGACGTGGGCGCATCGGGAGTTATTCGGACGGGCCTCTCTCTCTCCCTCCCCGTTTGATTATCGGTCGCACCCGAGGCCCGTCCAATTGTTGGACCGAGGCCCACGCCAGACGGCCTACGATGGCCGCAGGGCCGTC